AATTCCGTCAATAAATAACAGTGCTGCTTTTTTTTTATTAGTTCTAGCCATTAAAAAACTCCTTAAACTGTTCGTTCCCAAACGTAAGCTGTTCTAAATTCCTGTACTATTGATTGTGTTGCGCTTCCATCAATTGAAATTGTATGATTATGTGCGTTTGTAAATCCTGTTCCACCAGCTTCACTAGTTGTACTTGTTTGAGCTTTAGTGCCTGTAGTACCTGTATGGTCATGCGATAAGTCAACAGTCTTCGCACCACCAGTAGTTAATGTGCTAAATATTCCAGCTCCACCAATACCAACAGTTACTTTCTCAGTTACAGCAACCCATGTACCTATTCCAAGTAATGTCTCAGGGTTAGTAGCAACTGTATAGTTGACATACTGTGAACCAACTGGATATACTAAAGCCATAATAGTAGCCCAATCAGCTAAAACTGTACTTTGACTAGGGTAAGCAACACCTGCTTTTGTTAACTGTACATCATCATCATCTTCGTCCGTATAAACTAGTTCAGGTTTACCACCAATAGTCTGAGCAACTAATACACAAACCCCAGAAGAACCGACCTGTGCTGTTCCATCAGATTCTTGTAAAGTAACCTGCTTATGTTGACCTGCAGTAGCACTGTTTCCAGAAGTTGGATAATCATGCTCTACTTCTAATATCTCTCTATTTTGAGTCTTATATTCTCTAATTCTATTATCACCTTGATTAATATTATCGCTTCCAGCCGGTGAATCTTCATTAAGGTCTGCTACTGTTGGTATAGTCATTACACACTCCTATATGTTAGGTTACCATTATCTTCTATATTTCTATCGTCTTTAACGACCATAGTTGCTTTACCTTGCTGATACTTAGCATCCCAATAGTTTGCTTCTTCGTAGTTCTCAACACCTCTGAACAATTCAGCTAAGACACCAGCTCTTGTTACATTTCTCTCTTTATAGTTTGTAGTGAACGGAACAGTAGTTGTAGCACTTGAAATCTCTGTAACTATGTCAGTAGAGTAGTTCATCTGATACTTATAATCAACATCATCAGGAACTGGACCTATATAAACCTGACCTGCGTATATACAGAAATCTCTAGGTTCTCCACTGTACATATCTGCATAAGCACTAAACAATCTATCAGGGTATTTAACGTCATATTCTTCTTTACTGACCTTATTTAGAGTAATAGAATTGTTATCGTTAGGCTCAATAGCAGTAATAGCTCCTATCAGGTTCTGGAAGTCAGTAGGTAACCCCATCTTATATTCACCAAGAGTAGTTATGCCAACACTATAAGCTTCTTCCTTAACAGCTTCAAGCTCAGTGTCATACTGTATATCAGCAATAACATCACTCATAGCTTCATAAGCTTCAGTACTCTTGTCAGTTCGTTTAAATGTTCTTAATATGTATGCATAGAAATTTGCACCTGTCATTGTATCTCCTAATTTTTATCTGTATGTTCATGTTCTATCATCTGAATATCTTGGGTAGAACCATCTACTTTAACTGGAGCTAAAGTATCATTGTCAACTCTGCCATACAAAGCAGAAGCAGTAACTAAACCATTGACTCCATCAAGGTTATCAGCGAAACCATCTGGTCTTTCTAAGGTATCACTCATTATTTCAACATGTCCTTAATAGCGTTACCACTGATTAAACTCTGTAGGTCAGCTTTTTTCTTATCAAAGTTAAGTTCTTTTTCTTTAATTAGACTACCTTGTTTATTGAGAGCAATCTTCTTGATGTCTAACTCGGCTCGTTCTTTCTCTATCTGTTTAAGAGTTTCGCTATCATTCTTCTCTCTAACTTCAGCTAACTTAACTCTTTTCTCAACATCTTTCTTAACCTCTTCAAAACTAGACTTTTCCTTATCAAAATCCTCATACTTCTTATAGATACGTTCCATAGCAGATAAGTTTTTAGACTTAGCAGCTAACATGTTATCTTTATCTTCAACTTCCTTCTTACTGACATCTAATCTTAAAGACTTCTTTTCATATGAATCTATTGTGCTTTCCAATAGAGTATATAGCTCTTGAATATTCTTTATTACTTCCTTCATCTTGAAACCTCCATTTTGGGTATATATAAATTACCTTCTTCAACTGTAGGACTAGCAGCAATAGCTAATGAACAGACAAGCCCTAAGAAGAATACTGCTATTAAAATCTTTTTCATATTACTCTCCTTTAAGCGTTATCAATATCCATATTGGCTAATATTGCGTTCCATTTATCTATTGCATCTTCCATGAATCTTACAATCTCAGAATGCGGAAGTGCTGTTGTACATGTTGGGTCTAATGCTAACTGTTCAGCACCTGGATTACCAGCAGCTAAAGCAACTGCATTATAAGTCGTTAAAGTAACTCCACCATCAGCATCTAGTAAATCAACTACTGCAGCTAAGTTAGTAGCTATCTCAGTAAGAGCAGCTAACATCTCAACCATATTTCTACCTTTATCTTCAATGCCACCTCTAGCAACTAATGTAGTTAAAGCTTGGGCTGGTGTATAAGTAGTTGTGGTAGCACCATCAGCTTCAATAGCTGTCATACATAAATTCCATTTTGTAATTAAATCATTTAGTACAGTATAAATTGCACCTTGTTGATACCCTCTATTATCAATAGCAAGATTCTCATTTGCTGCGATAGTAAAGTCAGTACCAGCGTTAACTGTATCTGTCACCGCATAAGTTGATACGTAAGCTCCGCCTGTTAAAGCCATGTTATTTCTCCTTTAAAATATTTATTATTCTACTAAATTTATTTCTCTTCTTGCTACATTCTTTTTTTATTAATCTTAACAAAATCATTACTTCAAGACTAATATCTATCTTTAATTCACCTTTATCACGCTGTTCAATAAATATTTCCATAAACCTGCTCTTTGAACTATCTGATTCTATAACGTGATTGTGTTGAATGTAAACATCTTCTATCTTAATAACTCTTTCTATGTTACTATATAGACCGTGTAATACTTTATCTGCAGGATATACCTTTACTTGTTCATTAAAGAAATATCCAGTAGCTATAAATCCTTCTCTCGAAACCATTGGGAAACAAGGAAATGGATGTCCGTATTTAATTCTTGCTGAATCAGGTAGATCTACCAAGTATACAGACCAACCTAAATCCTTTAACTTCTTTTTTATCGACTTATCCCAACCGCATGTTCTCATGTAAGCGTCATCATTAAACGCACATATATTCTTACCTATCGTTCTATCAGCTAAGAAGTTGAAATAATCTTTAGTCCACCATTCTGAATGAGGTCTATAAAAACATTTAACTTCAAAATCATACTGTTCTGCTTTAATCAACTCTGGCAAATCTACTGCTGTACCTTTGTCAAACACAATCAACCATTCTATTTTCTTAGGATAAGCTGTTGTTCGCTGAAAAGAATCTAGTGTCTTTTTAACTAAATCCCAGTTTCCACGAGAAGGCATAATAAAACTAAAATCTATACTATTCATATTTATCTCCTATCGCTTAACAACAGTCATTAAATGTCCTACAACTGTATCTGCGTCAAAACAAATTCTAGTACCTAACTTCTTTGCTTGACGACAGAAATATACATCTTCTGTTGAATTATCTTTAATGTCAAATAGGAATAAATCATCTCCATAAGTATCTACCATCTTCTTAACGAATGAATGTTTCATTACTAAAAATCCAAAACCTAATACATCACAATCTACAATACCACTTGTTCCCTCTTCGTTTATCTTGCTAAATGAACCATCTTCATTAAACACTCCCATAGCAAAACATCCTGAGCTATCTTTCACTTTATATCCAGCTGATAACATTTCTAAATCATTTTCTTCTAGTTTTTTGATTATTGTATATAAATCATCAACAGTGTATACTTGATCACTATCTATGTTTATAATATAATCAATATCTTTGTGTTTAGCAGCATACTCTAACAACTTTGTTCTAGCTTTTGCTGCATTAAATCCATGCACAAAAACTGTGTTAATGTTATCTCCTTTTTGGTATATATCAGCCTGTAATGCTACAAGCGACTGAACCGCTGGAATATCCATTATTTTGTAACTCGGCACTAGGGCAAGTATTTTCATCTTTGATAGCCTCCAATATGATTAGTAATTCGTTTTCATTCTTAGAATGATATATTATTCTGAAATCAGCTTTATAAATACTTCTGAAATCAGATGCTTTAGTTGTTCCTACTTGAGAGTAGAATTGTTGGTTAAGAAAAGCAAAGTTATCTAAAGTCATAACTCTTTTATGTGAAGGGTCGCCTAATGCCCATTTAGATGTTTCTGAAGGAACAGATATAAACATATGTCCTTTATGTTTAAGTATTCTCCAGTATTCACTAAACTCTTTAAAGAAAAACTCATAATCACCTTGGTAAGCTAAATGCTCTAGTACGTCATAAGCATGAATCTCATCAAACTCGTTTTCAATGAACGGTAATGGGTGTTCTGTTAGGTCGTGGACAATATCAGGGTTATGTTCTTTGTTATTATCTAAAGTAACAAACTCGTCAAAATGTTCCATACCTTCTAATGATAAATCTTTAACTATTCTTCGACCACAGCCGATAACTAATTCTTTTCGCATAGCGAATCCTTTCTGTTGTCCTACTTTTTATACTTAGGGGAGAACTTAATCTCCCCCAGTATAAAGTTTTAATTCCCTAATAACCAATGCAGGTCAAAATGAAATCTGTAACAGTCTGTGTAGAAGTTGACGCAAGGTCACTCTTATACGCATTGATTGTTACTATGTTAGAATTTGTAGCTGGAATAGCTATAAATCTAGCACAAGGTGCTGTTGGTGCTACTTTGTTTTCTGCTATTGCTGACTTAACAATTGATAACTCGTCAACAGCAACAGTCATAACACCAGAAGCTCCATCACAATCTATAATAACAACTTTGTAGCTTCCACCAAACTCTGTTGCTACACTTGAATTTTCAGTAACTACTGCCATTTTAATTCTCCTTATATTAGAGGTTGAGCCGAAGCCCAACCCCATTAATTACTTAATTTAAACTAACGCTGTAGCTGCTGTATCAACTGCAACAACTCCATAATCAAGACTGTTAAACGTAGTCTTTTGAATACCACCCATGAACGTAGTTGAATATCCAACTTGTGAATCATAGTTGAACAACTTCTCTACCATCTTCATAGACTTACTTGTCTGTGCAACGATACCAGCTTGCTGTCCACAAAGGATAGCACGGAAAGCATCAACTGCAAAGTTTGTACCAACTGCTTCTCCTCTAAAAGAGTGACCAGCAACAGATACATCCAAGAAAGGTACATATTCGTGTTCGTAAAGAATAACACCATCCCACATACCCAATGCTCCAGAGAAGATAGGGTTGTTTGACCCTCTCAATTGTGCTTCTCTCTGTGCTTGTGCATATGTAGCATTGTTCTTAAGGTCAAATGCTTGCCAAGGGTGAATAAACATTACATAATGTTCTCTACCATCAATCCTTAAAGGATTAACTTTAGGCATACCGTTTGCTTGTTTCTGCATAGCTTTATACTTTGCTCTTGAAATTAATTCAGGAGTAAGTAAATCAGTAGCAGCTAATGAAGTAGCTCCATTAGTATAATCAGCACCTAAGTATCTATCACCATAACCAGCAGCTGTATCATCATCTGGAACGTAAGCAGCAGTGTTGCTCCAGTCATAGTTAGTACCAATAACATTACCAGCAACATCAGTTAAAAGAACATTGTTAACACCAGCCAACTTCAAGAAGTTTTGTCTTTCAACAAACTCTTTAAGATGGATACTTAATTTATTCTGTGCATCATTTCGCATGTTATAAGCGTTCTTTTGCTCGTCTAATTCACCTGTCAAACGTACCTGTGTTGACCATGAGTTAATAGCAACTGCGTCACTATATGCGTTAATTGCTTCTTCTTGTCCTTCTTTTTCTGCATCACCAATAACTCCATTACCACTAAGTCTAGCTGTTAAAGGAACTGTTACTGTATCACCTTTTGATTTCTTCAAATCAGGAAGAGACTGTATGATGTTGTTTTCGCTTTCACCAGTGAATCTTGAGAAAAAGTTGTCATCCATAACATTCTTGAATAACTTTTTTTGCCATAATTCTGGTCTTAAAGCATTAATGCTTACTGTATTAGCCATCTTTAAACTCCTTATGTTTATGGGTCAATTCCCATCAATAATCGTTCTTGTGTTTGTTCACTTAACTTGGAGAACTGGTTAGGCGTTAGTTTAGTAGCTTGAGCTACTGTTAATTCAGCTTCACTAACTATCCTTTTACCGGAACCACCAATTGAAGCACTACTTGGTTTCTTCTTAAGGTTCTTAATGACCTTATTGTCTGCTACCTTCTCTTCTGTTTTACCAGAACTTACTGTATCTGCATACTTATCATTAAGCTTTGCAATCTTGATAATAATATCAACTGCTGATGTTTCATCTATTGCATCATTAAGGAAAGCGTCACCTATCTTCGCTTCGTAAACACCACTTGTATCAGCTTTAACAACTTCGTCTGCAAGTTGTGCTAGTTGTTCAAAGTTATCATACTTTGCTTTACCAATCTGACTAATAAACTGGGTCTTTACAGCAACCTTCTCTTTTAACGCTGCCTGAGTAATAGGTTTGCTATCTTCTTCTACTTCAACCTTTTGGTCGATAATTAACTTTAATTGGTCTACAGTTAGGTCTTCACCACTCTCCAACAATGCAGTAATCTTCTCTAACTTTTTCCCACTAGCCTTAGCCGAGGGATCTATATCTTTCTTAAGGGTTTCTATTTCAGCAAGGAGGGTTTTAGCTTTAGCTTTCCCTGCTTTCATCTTAAAGTATAATGCCTTTGCATTAGAAGTAAAGACTTTATGAAACTTCTTCTCGTCTTTCTCCATAACTTCATCCATCTCTTCAACACTAGATGGGTCAAGTATTACTTCTTCTTTCTCTTCTTCTTCTTTAACGTCTTCATTGCTGTCTTTACTATCACTGTCTTCACCATCTGTGGTATCGCTTGACTGTTCGCCATCTTCTTCCTCCTTAGTCAACCCAAGTTCTTTAGCCATTTCTAATTCTTCTGGTATTAACCCTTCGGTTGAGAACTCTTTCGTTTCAACTTCTTGCTCTTCACTGATTTCAATGGTGTTTTCTTCTGACATTGTTCTTTCTCCTTTTGAGATGGTTCTTCTGTTAACTTTACTTGTTCTTTAAGTAATTTTAGTTCTGCTTTATCATCAAGGTCTTTAATGAAATCTACTGCTTTATTAATCATGCTGTACAAACTTGCACTTGGGTCTAGGTCAAACTTTTCCCTGAGATAATCACAGTTCAAGGAATAATCACTTAGTTCACTCATTCTTTTCTCCTATTGTTTAATTTGAGAAGCTTGTGCCTGAGCTTGAGCAGCTAACATTTGTATTGCTTTCTGTTTATCTGCATCAGGCAACATTGATGATTCTATTAATAATTGTGGAGGTATTGGAACTCCTTGCTGTGCTAGTTCTTTTAAATCTAAGAAGTTAGCAGATGCTATTGTCTCAGCAAAGACACCATCACTTACTGCCACATCGTATTTACCCAACTCTGTATTTGTTAATACTAATTCAACTACTTGTTCTGCTGTATCAGTGTCTGTAACAGTTACAAGTGAACCATCTTCGTTCATTATTGGTTGATCTGGTGGAACATCACTATATTGCAACATTGTATCTTTTTCAAGGTCTGTAAGTTCAGCACCTTGTTGTATTTTAACTAATGCTCGTTCTAATATTACATTAACCGGTGTTTTAAAGTTTTCAGCAATAAATGCACTACCAAGTATTCTCATAGCTGACTTAACTGTCATTATTTCAGATAATTGACTTATAATGTATCTACCAAGTTGAGCTCTAGTAATAGCATAGTTATCCAACATCTCTTGAGCCATTGTAAGCCCTTGACGTTGTTGTAGTAACTTAGCTCGACCTGACTGTGATTTACTGTCATTAGCAAGTAAGTCTGGATTTACTGAACTAGCTTCCTTTAAGTCTTGTGCATTCTCTACAGCAAGTTGTGCATGTCCTTGAGATAGTGCCATTGGTTGAATACGAGTAGGTACTGCAGAACCTCTTTTATGAATACCAACGAATCCAGGTGAACTACCATGTGTCTTTAAGTGAGCGAGTTCATCTTTAGTTAAAGCTCCCTGTTCAATCCAAAAACCTGAGTTCTGTGAAGAGTTAAGGATATTAAGCTCTTGAGTTCTTCGTTTGTTGTATTCAACATTTAAGTCTTTAATTCCACGAACAATACCTTGGATTTTAAGAGCCATGTTATCTAAATCGTCACTAGCAAGTTCAGCGAAGTAAGGTATGATTGGGTAAGTCTTCCAGCGTGGGTAAGTAGGAGCTAAATCATTGAACAGGATAGTGTTTCCAACAACTTGCATTAACATTATTACGTTGACCTTACGTTCGAGAACTTGTGGATTCATGTTCTGATATTGTACAGCAAAAGCTTCTGCTTGTTTCTTAACGCTAAATTCTTTAATCTCTTCTTTTTCAGGGAAGAATACT